TTATGAAAGCATAGACCGTTTACCCTCCCTGGGTACGACGGAACAGGGGTCCTGATGGATAATTACATCCGATCCCGGAAAACGCCGTAAAATAGCCTGCTCTACCTGATCCGCCACCATATGTGCCTGAACCAAAGGCAGAGAGTCTTCCATTTCCAAATGAATCTGAATAAAGCGGGTCGGCCCTGACTGCCGCGTGCGAAGATCGTGAGCGCCGCTAACACCCGGCCAGGAAGTCACGATATCAATAATTTCTTGCCGTTCCTCATCAGGCAATGCGCGATCCAGTAATGACTGTACCGCCTCATATCCCATGCGTAACGCGCTATATAAAATATAGATGCCGATTCCCAATGCAAACAGAGCATCGGCGCGATGCCAGCCGTACCAGGACAACCCCAGCGCCAGCAGAATTGCGCCGTTCATCATAACATCAGACTGGTAATGTAGCATATCAGCCCGCACCGCCTGGCTTTGCGTCCGGCGCACCACCCACCGCTGAAACGAGACAAGGATAATCGTACAAATTAGCGCCACAATTGTCACGATAACCCCGACGCCTGGATCTGTCATCGGTGTTGGAGATACCAGATGTTGAATACCCGTCAAAAACAGGAATAGTGCCGAACCGGAGATAAACATACTTTGCGCCAGCGCCGCGAGGGACTCAGCTTTACCGTGACCAAACGAGTGATTATCGTCGGCAGGTTGCAGGGAATATCGCACCACCAGTAAATTCGTCAACGACGCGCCGATATCCACCAGCGAATCCACCAGCGCGGCGAGAATACTCACCGACCCGGTATACCACCATGCAAAAATTTTAATCAGCAATAGCAACGAAGCCATCGCCGTCGCAGCCATCGCCGCCCGACTGACCAGCCGTCCATAAGATTGATTCATAAATACTCCCGCTATCAACTGACGCTAGTATAACGGAAGCAAATCATCTGCAATGCATTAAGCAGCAGGCAAATTGAGGATAAAAAAAACCCCCACATCATGTGGGGGAAGACAGGGATGGTGAAGAAATCCAGCCAGTAACATAATGGAATAAAAGGATTTATTCTAAACTTCGTCTACATTTTGACTACACTTCGACAAAGAAGCAGCCAGGCGCACCGCGCTTGGCTGTTCCGTTTTTGAGCACCATCGACAATAATACCCGCCTTAATACGGAGGGTACTCAATGGAAACAATCATCACCGTTATCGCCGCTGTTGCTGGGATCGCTTTTTGGGTTGGGCTAATCAATCCCAAATGGGTTTTTATGCCAAATCGAAAGCGCTCATCTGCTATCTACTTCGGGGTGTGCCTCTTGGCAGCAATCATAGGTTCAATGGTTGCACCAGTCGCGCCGAAAGCTGTTGCTGAAAATAAACCCCAGCCAGCAGTGACAAACACAGAACAAACACAACCCGCGGCTAAACCCAAAGAACAATTAACAACCACTATCGACTTTTCAGAAGCGACTAATCAACTTCCCCTTGCCTTATCCAAGGCGCTCGGAGATCTGAATCTCACAGTTAAACCAGTCATTTACAACAAAGCCTTAGTAGTTGCATTCAATTTTGACAGCATAGAAGAACTACAGGCGAAAAGTGCCGTTCAGTCCGTATGCATCAGCTATTTCAATCACGGGGAATCTAACAGGGCTTGGAAGGCTGGTTTATTCGATCATATTTATGTGACTAACGACATTTTAACCAAAGGCTACGTTTTTCAGGGCGGTGAATCTTCGTGTGATATCTGGGGCAAAAAGGCCGGGGATAGTGGCGATCAATATTTAAGTGAAAACCTTACACGATCAAGGTTTGTAGCCATAAACATGAAATAAATAACGGCCCCATTTAGGGGCCGCTTTTATAATGCCAGCGATAACTGATCTTCGCCGTGGTGACTTCGTGGAAAAGCTTCTTGTGGCACCATCGCGCCGGGCGCTGGCTGGGTCTGATTTAGTGAACCGTCTATTTCCGTCATGCTGGTGAAACAGTACCCGCACAACATATTTTGACACTGGTGATAGCTGCGCCGTACAAGCAAACTCAGCTCAACGCTGGTTCTGGTTTTTGCTATTGCACGGCAGCGAGGACAGCGCATTGCCATACGCGGGCCTCCTTTCAGGACTGGTTAATATCAACGCAAGTATAACGCTTAAGACGTTGAATCGTCACTCTCCGCTGTCCAGTCGTCGATTTTTACTTCCAGTTCCAGCGATGTGGTAAACCCTCCCCCGCCAATATCGTGAACGCACCGCGTTATCGTCCAGTTCCCACTGTCGATCGTGGACTTAAAGCCGTAGACGCTGGCGGGCTGTTCCGGGTACAAATCCGCGCGGCCACGCGCCAGGGTGATGCTGAACGTCGCCGCTCCACGCTGCAACTCCCGCCACTTAGCCGCAGCGGCCCGCTTCGCCGCCTTTTCCGTCTTGAAGGTTTTACGGATAACAAAAACGTTGCCTTCGGCCCCGGCCAGATAATCCCCTTCTTTTTTGCTTGATGCGGGTTCTTTCTTTTTGGCCTGGCTGGTTCGTCGCCTGCGGGTGGTTTTCTTCACGGTAGTGGATGGTTTCTTGCCAAAGTTGAGATCAAGCCAGTATGCAGTTACGCCCGTGTACGCGTCGCGGTCAGCTACGTTAAACCGATGTTTATCACCGCTTGACCGGACTATCTCGATCACCGGCAGCGGCTTGCCGCTCTGCGTTACTCCCTTGCCCGGCGTGATAAACAGAAGCATACCGTTTTTAATGGTTGCCACCGCGCCCAGCATTTCGGCCATGCGCGTTAAGAAGCTGATATCTGATTCACTCGTCTGATCGGCGTGATCTATCTCAATCTTCGCCAGTTCTTCGCTGACGCCCGCACGCAGATCGTAACGGCTGGCAATGCTGGCAACCACATCCCCCACGGTAATATCGTGCCAGCTATATTCCCTCTTCACGTTAAAGGTATCGCGGAAATCTGCGCTTCTGGCACTGATCGTTAGCTGGTCAGGCGGGCCAGAGTGTCCGATCTCGTCAACCGTATACACTCCCTTAAAAACCAATGGATCATTATCCCAGCCCAGCGCCACCGATATCTTTGCGCCGCGTGATGGTAAGGCTACCTGCCCGTCTGCATCATCCAGAGTCAGATCCAGCGTGTCCGCTTCAAAGCCCCGGTTATCTGTCAGGGAAAGGGAGATCAGCCGGTTATCCAGCGCCGTAAGCTGCTTACCTTCAATCTCAATACTGAACGCCGGGCGCGGCGAATATCGGTTTTCTGTCGTGTCCATATCAACCCCTTCATCATGATGGGGTACATCGTCGCCACGCGCGCGCGCATGAACAACGCCCCGTCATTGTTGCAGGTTGCTGACAACCCTTATCCATCGCATCGGCCCGCCATTGCCGCAATGATATTCGCAGTCATTAAACTGGCGAGGCAAATACATGGCCACTAACTACCATCACGGTGTAACCGTCACGGAAACCACCGACCTTAGCACGATGATCACCGACATTGATTCGGCGGTGATCGGCGTTGTCTGCACCGCTGATGATGCGGACGAAACAGCGTTCCCGCTGGATACCCCTGTACTGATTACCCGCGTGGCTAACATGCTGGGCAAGGCAGGTAAAACCGGCACCCTGTTTACCACCCTGAAAGCGATTTCAGACCAGACCAGCCCGCAAACCATTGTGATCCGCGTTGCTGATGCTGCAAATATCGAACCGCCAGAAGGCGGCACCGCACAGACCCAGGATCAACTGGTTATTGGCGGCACCGATGCAAACGGGCGCTTTACCGGCATGTACGCGCTGCTGTCTGCCGAAATGCGCGTAGGTGTGCGCCCGCGTGTACTGGCTGTTCCAGGGCTTGATACGGAAGCGGTAGCCGCACAACTCGGCGTCATTGCCGAAAAGCTGCGCGCGTTTGCTTACGTGGCAGCGAACGGTTGCAACACAATCGCCGAAGTGAAGGAATACCGCGAGCAATTCTCCCAGCGTGAAATGATGGTTATCTGGCCTAATTTCATCTGCTACGACACCAACGCCGGGGCTAATGCCACCGTGCCCGTGGGTGCCCATGCTGTTGGGATGCGAGCCAAAATCGACGCAACGCAGGGCTGGCATAAAACCATTTCCAACGTGCCCGTTAATAACGTGCTGGGGATGGATCGGGATATCTATTTCACGTTGCAGGGCACCGATACCGACGCCGACGAACTGAACGCAGCAGGCGTTACCACGCTGATCAAGCAGGACGGCTACCGCATCTGGGGATCGCGTACCTGCGACGCGGAAACGTATATCTTCGAAAGCTATACCCGAACCGCGCAGATCGTTGCGGATACCGTCGCCGAAGCCCATTTCGCCTATGTTGATAAACCGCTTACCCCGTCGCTGGTTAAGGACATTGTGGACGGCATCAATAAGAAGCTGACCTCATATGTGACGGCTGGCAAGCTGCTGGGCGCCCACTGCTGGTATGACCCGGAACCGAATACCTCGGAAACCCTGCGCAATGGTCAACTGACCATTAAGTACAACTACACCCCTGTTCCACCGCTGGAAAATCTCAGCCTGGTACAGGAGTTCACCGACGAATATTTCGCTACGTTTTCCAGCGCAGTGAATAACTAACCGGGGGCGCTTATGGCACTGCCTAAGAAACTCAAATATTTCAATATGTTCTTTGACGGGGATAACTACTTCGGCATGGTGCCGGAAATCACCCCCGCCAAACTCACAAAAAAAACCGAAGACTACCAGGCGGGTGGTATGCCGGGTTCGGTTGCGGTGGATCTTGGCTTCGACGCTGGCGCCCTGGATATGGATATCACGCTTGGCGGTCTGGATGCCGGATTGCTGAAAAAATGGGGCGTTACCACTGCGGACGGGATGCAAACACGTTTTGCTGGCTCCTATCAGGACGACGCAACCGGCGACGCTGTACCGTGCGAAATCCAGACGCGTGGCCGCTTCACTGAACTGGATCCCGGTTCGGCAAAAGTCGGGGATGACACTTCGCATAAGTACACCCTGAAAAACACCTATTACAAGCTGACCATCAACGGCGAAGAGATTATCGAAGTTGATGTGCTCAACATGATCTACAAAGTTGCCGGTGTGGATGTGCTGGAAAAACACCGCGCTAACATCGGCCTATAAGGAAACCCGGCACCATGAGCAAGACCAAAGAAAACACCGTTATTCTTACCGCCCCTATTACGCGCGGTAAGACCAAAATCACCGAAGTGGCGATCACTTCCGTGCTTAAACAGGCTGGATCACTGCGCGGCTTAAAAGCCTATGACGTGCTGACTTCCAACTATGACGCGCTGGTTATTCTGCTGCCCCGCGTTACCGCTCCGGCACTAACCGCCGATGAGATTGCCCGTATGGATACCTGGGATTTTTGCCAGCTAGCCAACGCGGTGGTTGATTTTTTGCAACCCTCTTCGGATCTGACCGCGACGGATACGGGCAACGAATCATCCGATGCCCCTGCGAACGCATAGAAGACCTGATGGCAGATATCGCCGTCATATTCCACTGGCGGCCGGTAGAGATGGACGCCATGACGGTACAGGAAATACTGTTATGGCGTGATCAGGCGGCTGCGCGCAGTGGTGGAGATCACTAAATGGCAGACCGCAATTTAAATATCAGGGTGGCATTCAGCGCCCTGAATAATATGTCCCGCCCTGTCAACGCGGCGCGCCAGAGTGCCGCCGCGTTGGCGTCTCAAATCAACCAGACTAAAACCAGCATTAAAGGGCTTGAGCGTCAGGCAACCAGCTTTGACCGCCTCACCGCAGCCAATAAAAAAACCACCGAACAACTGGCCCAGGCGAAAGAACAGGCCCGGCAAATGGCGGCGGCCTATGGCCCGTTACGCCAGCGCAGCGCCGAACAGGTTGCCGCCCTCAATCAGCAACGTGCAGCCATTCGCCAGTTAACCCAGCAGCAGAAAGGCGAGCAGACACAGCTTAACCAGTTGCGGGCCAGCTTCTACAGCGAAGGCATTGCGATCAGCAGCGCCAGCCGGGCGACGGAACAGATCAACCAGCGCACCGCGCAATACAACCGCCAGCTTGCCGAACAGCAGCGACGGCTTGACGCTGTTAACCAGGCGCAGGCCCGTTACAGCCGCGCCAAAGAAACCGGCGAAAAGATGATGAGCGGGGGGATGAAAACCGCCGCAGTAGGGGCGGCAACCCTAGCACCTGTCGCCGCTGCGGTTAAATCCTACAGCAGCCTTGAAGACGCAATGAAGGGCGTAGCCAAACAGGTAAACGGCTTGCGTGACGACAGCGGCAACCGCACCCCGCAATATGAAGAAATGCAGCGGGCGATCATGGATGCCAGCGAAAAGCTGCCAATGGCAAACGGTGCTGTTGACTATGCCGCACTGGTCGAAGGTGGCGCGCGTATGGGCGTCGCAAACAGCAATGATCCGTGGCAAAAGCAAAAAGCCGATCTGCTGGCTTTTGCCAGCATGGCGGCAAAGGCTTCGGTAGCCTTTGAACTGCCCGCCGATCAGCTTTCTGAAAGTCTCGGTAAGATTGCCGGGCTGTATAAAATCCCTACCCAGAATATTGAACAGTTGGGCGACGCCATAAACTACCTGGACGATAACGCGAAGTCGAAAGGCTCCGATATTATCGACGTGCTCCAGCGCGTTGGCGGGCTTGCCAGCCAACTGGATTACAAGCAAGCCGCCGCGCTGGGCTCCACCTTTCTGACGCTTGGATCACCTGCCGAAGTTGCAGCCAGCGCCACCAATGCAATGGTGCGTGAACTGTCGATCGCCACAGTACAAAGCGATAAATTTTTGGGTGCTCTGGATGAGATCGGCGTCAATGCTGAGAAAGTCCAGAAAAGCATGTCAGTGGACGCGATGGGCACGATCATTTCAGTGCTGGAAGCGTCCAAAAAACTTGCACCAGATAAGCAGGTAGCCAACCTTACCCAGATTTTCGGTAAAGAGTTCGGGGATGATGCACAGAAACTTGCGAACAACCTGCCCGAACTTCGGCGCCAGATCGAACTGACGCAGGGTGCTGCCGCTAAAGGTTCCATGAATCGGGAATCCGATATCAATAAAGACTCCCTTTCTGCTCAGTGGCAACTGACCAAAACCGGCGCGGTTAACGCATTCAGTTCAGCAGGGGAAACGCTCCGCGAACCGCTGATGGATATCATGCTTACCGTCAGTAAGGTGGTTGGCAGCGTCCGGCGTTGGGTTGAGGCAAACCCGGCGCTGGTTGGTTCAATCATGAAAGTCACCGCAGCCATAGGCGCGTTGCTGGTTGTCGTGGGTGGCCTGATGCTGTCCATCGGCGCAGTGCTGGGCCCGATGGCACTTGTTCGCCTCAGCTTCACCACGCTGGCCGGGGAAGGAGGAATAGCGCGGCTGACTGGCGGAGTAATGCGCCTTGGTGGTGCGTTCCAGTGGCTTGCTGGCTCGCCTATGCAGGCATTATTAAGCGCCGGTCGCATGGTATTCGGCCCGCTTATTACTCTACTGGCTGGTATTTCTGCGCCCGTCTGGGGGCTGATTGCGCTCTTTGCTGCGGCAGCAGTGGCCGTCATTAAATTCTGGCAACCCATACAGGCGTTTTTCAGCGGCTTCTTTACCGGCCTGATGACTGGCCTTCAACCAATCACGCAGGCATTTAACGCCGTATTTGCACCACTGGCCCCGATTTTTGACAGTATCGGCAACGCGATCAGTGGGGTCTGGGAATGGTTTACCAAACTGCTGGAACCGATCCAGTTTTCCAGTGAAGCGCTGGCATCCTGCACCAGTGCCGGGGAAACGTTCGGCAAGGTTGTAGGGGCCGCAATTAGCGCGCTGACGCTACCTATTCAAGCCGTCGCTAACGGGATTGGATGGATACTTGAGAAACTCGGCGCCATCCCCGACGCAACAAAAGCAGCGCAGCAAGCTGCGGAAAGTATGCACAAAGACCCTGTTGTCTGGGAGTGGGATCCGCAGCAAAAGAAAATGGTTAAAAAGGGTTGGAACTGGTCGCCGAAAGACGATCAGCAGAAGAAAACCAACCAGAAGCAACAGCAGGCCATTGACCAGCAGAAAAAGCAGGAAAGCTTAATTAACTCGCTCAAAGGCCCGGCCAACATCGTGCCGAAGATGAGCAACAGCCTGGACAAGATCGCCACCAATACCACGGAGAAGAAAGACGGCCCCGGCGAAATTGTCTTCAAGAATAAGCAGCCCTATATCCCGATCCGTGGCGGATATTCGGAACCGCTTAAGCAGGCGCAGCGCCAGCTACCATCCCTTACCGATTGGGTGACGCAGCAGGCCGGATCGCTGATCGCTTCCGTTACGCCTTGGCAGGTTGAGAAGCCCGCCGCACGGATGCCTGTTTCGGCGTCTCCGTCTGCGGCTTCCGTCGCTGCGCTGATGCCTGCTCCGGGTGGCGATGTATATAACCTTAACTTCGACTTTAGCGGCCAGAAACTGGATGAAGAAACCATTATCAGGCGCGTGCGCGAAGAACTTGCGTTAGCGAAGCAACAGGCCGACCGGCGCAAGCGCTCCCAACTGACCGATCACGTCTAAGGCAATATCATGATGATGATTCTGGGGATGTTCCCCTTTTCACTGCAAACCACACCTTACCAGAGTGCGAATAAAACCAACTCCTGGCGGCACGTCAAAAACGATCGCGTGGGGAAATCCCCGCGCTATCAGTTCATCGGCGCAGATGAAGAACCGTTCGTACTCAGCGGCACGCTGTACCCCGAAATAAGCGGCGGTGATGTGTCGCTTGTCATGCTGGAAACTATGGCTTTTTCCGGGCGCCCGTGGCCCCTGATAGAAGGCACGGGCAGGATCTACGGCATGTATGTAATTGAGCAGATCACGCAAAACCGGACGGAGTTTTTTAAGGACGGGAAGGCAAAGAAAATTGATTTCACGCTCAACCTGAAACGGGTAAGCGAGGACATACGGGAAAAGCTGGCTGAAACCACCACCGACGATCTCTTCTCTCTGGTGAAAACCAACCTTTCGATATAAGAAAAGCGGGCCATTGCCCGCTTCGTCTTCCGTAATACACCACCATAACTGACCGTGCTACAGCACCGTTAAAAGTGATCGTACTCGATACACACGGCCAGCACGGTTATAACCGGCCATGCGTGCCGGAATTCTTATCTCTGGTCGCTGGGGTTGATGAACCACCGCGAACGCCAGAACAACAAAAATCCGACGCTGCAAACATGAAAGCCACCCTTCGTGCAAAAGCAGATGCTGAAATATCCTGGCGACAGGATGCTGTTGATGCTGGTATCGCAACTGATGAAGAAACTTCAACTCTCACCCAATGGAAGAAATACCGTGTGCTGCTGATGCGTGTTGATACGTCAACAGCACCCGATATTGAATGGCCTACGCCTCCGGCAGTTCAGGCCAGATGACATCAGGCGCGGTGCTGGTATCTGTTGCCGTCACCGCGTCAATGTAATCCAGCACAATGTTAAGTCGGGTTGTTTCTGCCTGCGTCAGTTTCCGCCCGGCCTGTAATTTCAGCTGAATCAGACTAATGGAAGCCATTGCTGCATCAATCAGTGACTGGCGCTGTGCTTCTGCCGCGTCTACTGCGGCACTGTGTTGTGCCTCAGTGTCTGTCACCCATTTCTCACCATCCCATTTATCGTATGGCGTTAACGGTGAAATCGTGACATAACCGTCTTTGATGGCACCGATATAATCCACTGTAACAGCTGCGCCATTTTCGATTGAGTAAACAGTCTCATTGCGATGGTCTTCTTCATGGCTCCATCCCTTACCTGTAAATACTGCCACTCTTCCCGGAATGTTTTCGCCAGGATCAATACCAGTGGAACAGGCGGGCATACTTACGCCAGTATTAATATATTCGTCAGACCATCCCATGTATTCAAACGTCACCGCGTCGTAGTAATAGCACCGGATTTCACCCGGTTCTGTTGCCAGTCCATTTTCATCGAAAACAGGTTTCATTATTTAGCCCTTACTAAAAAGTTGAATGCAATGTTACGTGGGCGTGTTTCGGTGCCGCCTGCATTTTCAATCGCCTGAATTTGCCCGCCGCCTGGTTGGTTAATGTTGTAAGTGAGCGTTCCATTTAAACTACCATCAATACCAATAACATTGCCGCTCCCTGCGCTACCTGCGCTCATGAGCAATCGGTGCGAGTGGCTTTGATAGGCATAACCCTGAGCGCTTAACAGGCCGCGGCCTGCATCAACTCCGCGCCCGTCATCCCAGATACGAAGAAATTCACCCCGTGATTCAGGCAGTGTTAATGCAGGAAACACCAGAGCGAGTTTTGGATAATTCGACGCTGAGAATGTGGCTCCGTTGAACTTCAGAAACACCATATCAGCCCATTCAGTCATTACCGTATTGGGCATCGCCGAGGACGGCCAGAAGAACGGAATACCGATAGCTGGTGCGCCTGCTCCCAAACGAAGGTTTTGTAGAAAAACAGAAACGTTTTCTATGTCTGAACCATTTGCCGATTTATCCATCTTTCCAGCGAGTGAATTTGTTACGGTGGTAGCAAAGTTAGGATCATTACCCAAAGCCGCAGCAAGTTCATTCAGCGTATCCAGCGCTTCAGGCGAAGAGCCAACCAAAGCAGCAATAGCAGCCTGAACGAAAGCTGTATTTGCAATTTGAGTAGAACTATCTTTGCCTTCCGCCGTTGGCGCAGTCGGCCTGCCAGTAAGAGCGGGACTTTCTTTTGGTGCGTATTGTTTATGCGGATCAGCCGCAGCTACATGCGCTGCCATTTTCTGATCAACATAGCTTTTCACCTGGATGATCTGATCATCAACATACTGTCGGGTTGCCAGAACTACCGAAGGGTCAATTTTCAGCGTTACGGCAGCGGTGCTGCTGACAATCAGGATCATGCGTACAACCTGTACGCGCCCGCTTCCCTCCTGTAACTGCGGCTTATACGTTTCCGCACAGTTGGCTACGGCAATCATATCGCCGTCTTTATCGAATAAACCGATTTCACGGATCCACCACCCGCCCTCGTCTTCAGGTATCACCTGCTCGGCAATAATCTGGTTGGCGTTATTCGGGTCAATGCTCAGACTATTAAGCGGCTTGCGGCGCAGCTCATGAACCAGCGCCGTTTGTGCCGGGTTCGGCGTCGGCAACACGCCGTTACCATCGCCTACAGCCATCTGGGTGATTTCAACCTGCGCACCCAATGCCGTGGCATTTGCCAGTTTCGCCGCGCCCACATTGGTTAGCACGGCATAATATTTAGTCGCCACTTGCGATCTCCACGGTGTCAATTAAATGGATTGCCGCCCCGGTGTAATCATCACCGCCCACGGCTATGGTTTCAGGAAAATACGGGTACACGGTTAGCGTATCGCCGGAATAACTGCCCGCGCCGATATACAGATCGCCGGTTGTTTGCAGGTGAAGAGACATTCCCAGCATATGACGGCTGCACGGCTTCACATCGGCGATCAGGCGTTCAAGTTCCTGATAGGTTTCTTCACTAATGCCCTGGTCTTCCACGCCAATATCCAGCGTGAAGGTGCCCGGTGCGGTGTCGATGTTCCACCACTCGTTAACCCGGATGAAGAAGCCGAACGGCTCCACAACCCGGCGCATGGCGCCCGTTGTACCCTTGTACTTATGCAGGTAAAACGCATCGGCCACCGCCTTTCGTTTTGTGTTTATCGGCCAGGCCTCATCCCAGCGATCAACGGAGAAGGCCCACGCCAGATAGGGCAACAGATCAGCCCGACACGTCCACGGGTTCCACAACTGGCGCAGCGGCACGGGCACTTCACCCAACGACGCACAGACGCGCGCGGCGACGCGCTCCATTCGGCTGGCGCTGGGTGGTAACAGGTCATTACTCATCGTAACCACCCACCGTTATGGTGTATTCGGTGCAGTGCGATGCCTGGTAGTCACTCAGCACAATATCCGCAACAGGCTGCGCCAGTTCCACGCGCTGGACGCCTTCGACGTGCAGGGCGGCGTAGATAGCTGAAAGACGGATATCGCGCCCTAAGCGATTCTGCGCGGCAATATACGCCTGTAACTGCTGTTCCGATGCCTGCCGGACGGGTTCAGCTTCCGGCCCCGGATAGATGTAAAGCGTTGCATCAATCTGATACGGCACGATCTCCGCAGACTGCACCGTTACCCTGTCGGCCACCGGGCGCACTTCTTCATCGTTCAGGGCAGCAGCGACCACGGAAAGCAGATCATCGCTGGCCGTTCCGTCACCTTCGCGCGACAGCACCGAAATGGTGACGCAGGCAGGCGTAGGACTCACCGCCGAAATATCAGCTACGCGCCCGTCTGCTGAACGCCCCCAAAATTCATACGCCGCAGTTGGCCCGGCCACGCTCAGACCTTCAAAAGCCTGCTGGGTACGCGTGCGTAAATCTGGGTCTGACTCCATCACGGCTTCAATTGGCGGTGTAACGCTGTCGTCTTCTTCCTGAATGGTCAGACGTTCAACGTTGAAATTGACCGCCAGATTATCCAGATCGCTATCCGTGGAATAAGCCAGCATCACCGCGCGGGCTGCTTCATTCACCCGCTGGCGCAACAGCAATTCGCGATAGCAATTCTCTTCCAGCAGCATGGTGATCGGCTCCGATTCAAGCTCAAGCGTGCGGGCGATCTCTTCCTGCTCGTCTTCCGGGTACATCGCAATAAATGCCGCCTTGCGCTGCGCGAAAAGCGTTTCGAAGTCCAGCGGTTCAACCACCACGGGCGGCGGTAGCTGCGATAAATCGATCGTGCCGCTCATGCCTGGCCCCTCAATGTAATATCAGCGTTAAATGGCGTCTGATTGTCGGTGCGATTGGCCTGGATAGTGGCAACCAGCCGACCGGCACCCGGCGCGCTCAGGGTGATACTGGTCAGAGAGATCCGCGGTTCCCATAAATACAGGGCGCTGTAGATGGCAGACATAACGCGCAGCTTCGTTATGGCGTTATCGACCGGCTGATCTATCAGGTTGAAAAGCTGCGAACCGTAAGCGCGGCGCATTACACGGGAACCGATCGGCGTTAACAGAATATCGCCGATAGACTGCGCTATATGCTCGTTGTCGGTGATGGCATGGCCTGAACTGGCATTCATGCCGCTGTAACGGACTGTACTCATACCGGGCCACCTGTATTACTACCACCGTACTGGACGCCGCTATGTTTGTGAGAATGGACAACGACACCATTAGACGAAAGCGATCCGCCTGAATGGGTAATATTGCCCTTCATTTCCCCGCCCTTTTGCACTTCCAGCGTGGCGGTGATCAGCTTGTTGGTGCAGACCACTTCCGGCGTGTCCAGGGTAACGCGCGTATCTGCCTTGACCGTTACCACCGGCACGGTGGCGGTAATGGATTCCGACGCGGTGACGCTTGCCGTTTTTACCCCGCTGACAACCAGCGCGCTGGCCTCCGGGTCATATGAAATACGGGCGCCATCCGGGTGCAGGATCACGCAGGTGGTAGCGCCAGCATCTGGCGGCGGTGCGTCTTCGCTGTAAAGGCTTCCGGCAATGAATGCCGTCTCCATCTCACCGCAGGGGCACAAAATATAAACCTGTTCGCCCACTGTCGGCGCCCACCACGTCACGGCTTCACCGGCGCGCGGCACTGCCCAGCGGATCCAGTCGGTTTTGTTCTCGCCGGTTTCGACGCGTGCAAGATACTTTTCCGTATCCACTTCCAGCACGGTGCCAATGCGGGCGAGATTGCAGATAAGGCGATAGAGTTCGTTTAAATTCATAGTGCTGACTGTTTCCCGTGGTGCCGGTTACGCTGTCCGGCGTCGTTTCCACCCGGTAGCAGGCTTTACGACCGTTTCGGCTTTTGGGTTATGCAGTCAGTATCAGGAGTCGCGCGCGCGCAAACAACGCGGCGCCCTTGTGGCGGGTTGGTGACAATCAAATCTCTTGCATGAAGGCGACAACAGTATCGACCAGCCAGTCTAAATCCCCCTCGGTCATGCCCAGGAGTTCACGCACCGGGTAGCGTGCACGGGCACCCGGCACCACGTTATCGACTTCACCGTACTGGTGAACGCTGGCAATTTCGGCGGTATGCCCCTGAAAGCCAACCACTGCCATGCCGCCCGTACCGTAAGCCTTAAGAAAGCGTGCGGTGCGCAGCTTGCGGAACATCGGATCCTTTCTGGTGCGGTTTTGCTTTGACTGGTTGAGATTGATTTCAATATAGCGCTGGATATCGCGCTTATAGAACGTGCGCAGGGCACCGCGATCAACGTCATAGCCGGTGATTGCGCGGTGCTCACCCCTGCCCGTGGTTCGCCAGTTGCGTAACTCCCTGGCCTCATCATTCCATACGAATTTTATCCCGCCCTGGGTGCGCAGAATTTTGCGGCGGCGGGCCTGATAGCTTTCACCGCTGGGGTTCTTCTGGCTGGCGATACGCTTTTGCTGGCGCTTACGCAGCCCGATCGCAACGTCGCGCGTCAGCTTGCGACGGTGTCCGGGCGAAAGCTGCGCGGCAACGCTGGCTAACCAGTCGTCTAACTGCTGGAAGAGGGGATCGGTTTGTTGTCCTGCCATGTTTCGCCGCTGACCTCATCAACAAATACCAGTGACCACGCGCCAATTTCCGGCCCCGGTGCAGGGTCAGCACGGTGACTGGTGACGATCTCGCCATCTTCACGGGTGACGATTACCGCTTCATCAGCCTGAATCTGGATCAGTACGTCCATCGTGCTGTTACTCAGAATATCGGCTTCGAATGTTATGCCGTTCTGCTGTCTGTCCGGGTTAAACAACAGATCAGGCTGATATAAGCGCGCCCATGCCAGCACCGGCACGCTGATAGTATCCAGAGATTCAGGGTAATCCATCACCAGCACTTCCAGCGTATAGCGATACTCAAACGCAGCAGCACGCTGGCCGGTGCTGACCATACGACCTTTTCGCAGATAAACCGCCATATTATCGGGATTTTCGCGCAGCCAGGGCACATGCTGGCTTATCATCTGGCGCAGTAAATCGGGTTTAAGCATTACTTATTCCCCCCGGACTTAACCGCATCATACGCAGCCTCACAGGCTAATCCTCTGGCTCTTGCTTCATCAGCTTCTCTTGCCAGTTCCCCCGCTCGCTCGTCAGCCCGCTTAAACAGGTCGGCAAGCAATGCGGCACCGCTGGCTTTTGCCTCGCTTCTGCCGGGAGTTCCGGCACCGCAGGCACGTTCACGGTCTGCCAGTCTTCTGGCGAGTTCGTCGGCTTTGGCGTGCAGCCCACGAGAAACAGCACTGGCACGATCGGCAGCAGCCTGCACGCCAGCAAGCTGCTGACTGGTTTGTTTTCTGATCGCATCAATTTCACCTTGTCGGCGTTGTTCTTCTGTCCTGGCCTCAGCCTGCCTTTGCGCCAGCGCGGTGGCGTCGCGTGCATCACGTTGCGCCCACTTTTCACGCCAGTGCTGATCTGCATCACCGTAACCGGCGCTGTAACGCCAGTGGCTAAAACCCCATACAGCAGCAGCGGCCAGCACAAGACAAACGATCACTTTCCAGCGTGACAACCCCATATCTAAACCTCTCGCCAGCTCGCACTGTCATTACCGTACGTGCTGGAGCACTGTCAAAAATGACCGCGCTCGATACGCACGGCCAGCACGGTTAGACATGATCACGACTCAGAAACGGAGCGCGTACCGGATAGCTGCGGCAATGGTTGAACATCGACAGGAATATCTTTCGGCCAGCGATATCCAGATACCCGCGATGTAGAAAACGCACGGATATTCACCGCATCACTCTGATTTCCACCCAGTACCATCAAATCGCCATTTGCCTGCTGACCAACAACAAAGCCAACATGACCGCCGCCGTCACGGCTGAATACCACCACACAACCATATGCAGGTTTATCCAGCTTCACCCCCCAATTAAGATAAGATGCGGCTGATTCAAAGCGGCTTGATGTGATACCTGAACGTTCCAGCACTCCCCCAACGTAAGCCGCACACCACGGCGTTTCGTCGTCCTTAATACCGCCTCGTTTTATATCCTTCCAGAACTGTAAAATTAGCGGGTTATGCTCTGGCCCTTTAATTTCCTTTTCACCAATATATTTACGACCTTCAACAATCCATGATGGTTCTTTCATGGCTGCATTCCTCTTTGACAGTGAATAAAACCGCCAACCAGCAAATCATTTCAGGTGATGGGATTTATTCCCCGCCCTTCATTCCGCCGATACGGTTTTCGATAAACCCAGTAACTTTGTTGCGGACTTTATCCGCTCCCATAAATCCGATGGAGGCGCCCACGAACGTTACTGCGTTGGACGGAAGCCCCAGATATTCCAGCGAACCGGACACAGCAAGCGTGACAATCCCACATACCAGCGATCCGGTGGCGGTTTTAAGCAAAGACTGCCCATCGTAAAGGCTCATTAGCGCCGAAATACTCAGCGCCGCACCAGCCGCAAACAGTGTCGGCAGATAAGTAGCGATCCATTTCATTGTTTGTTCGAGTAATCCCGGTGGTGTGTCGTGCATACCCTCCCCCTTAATCCCATAGCTGCACGGTTTCCCGCTGGGCTGGCGGCTGGATCTCTGGCAGGTAGACAATCTGCCCGGCCTGCAACTCAGTGGCGGCGGAAATGCCCTTATTGGCATCGATCACCGCCTCGGTAACGCCTGCTGTTCTGCCGTAATAGCGCCAGCAAAGCAGGTCGATCGTGTCGTTTTGCTGCGCCTGAACGTTCATTACACCAACTCCGCCAGGCCCCGGCTTTCGTCCTGGATATCACGGATTGACCAGCGCACATCCCGCCACAGCGTATCGATCTGCGTGCTCAATGCCGCCGCGTGGTCTTCGCCTTTACTGGTGGTGTCAATATCGCGGTAGCCTTCAATCAACAGCGCCTTAGTGAGTGAATACACGGCGTTTTTATAGCGCCATACCTTCACGGAAGTGCCATTCACCGGACTGGCCGGAATTTCTGCCAATGACTCATAGCCCGCATCAATCTGCACCTGGCGCCACAGGAAAAGCTGATCATTAACATGGGCCACCGCTTCCACCGTTCGCGACATCAGGCGATCGGTTGTCACCTGCCCATCAAGACGCATCGCGCGGCGTAGTTCAGCCAGCGAAATGACCGGCCAGAATGGCAGGCTTTCAACCTTCGCGCCGCCATCATCAGGCACTGGATCGGATGGTGGCCGTACTGGCTCAGTGGCTACCAGACTCATGATCTCTACTCCGTATAAGTCAGGCGGTGGACGGCAGGACGAAGACGCGGCGTTGCCTGTTTTCGCCTGCCGTGCCGCCTGGGTGCGCGGGGGCACGTTCGGTTATGACGCCGCCTTCTGGCGGGCTGTCGTGGTTCTTTTCTTCGCTGCCGGCTTGCTTTTAGCGGCGGGCTTTTTGGTTTCCCGCTTCGCTTTTGGCTGGGCTGGCGGCGTTGCCGTCTGGGTTTCGGTGTTGTTTGCTTCTGGCTTGCCGTCTGCGCCCTCACCGTCAGCAGGTTGCCCGGACTTCTTAAGCGCACGTTGCAGAAGCTCAATATCACGGGTTACGCCTGCTTTTTTCGGGTTCAACACTGCCGCCTGGCGCAGGTATTCAACCGCAGCGGTAAGCGATTCAACGTTGTCAGTCAGGCGCAGCGTATACCCCAGCGCCTTAAGCAGCTTTGAGCGCACCTCATCCGGCATATCTTCGTTCAGGGTTAAGCCCCGTAACGCTTCCAGCAGGTCAGCGGCGACCGGCGCAACAGCCGGGTTAGCTTTGAATGCAGCCATGACGGGATCGCAAATTTCTTCCACCAGTACGGTGGCAGTGGTGCGGCGATACTGATCCGGCATCGGCAACTTATGGCGCAAGACATACTGACCAATGCGCAGGGCTTCAGCGATGTTTCCGCAGTCACAGCACCAGATCATGACGGTGGTTAACACGTCGTCAGACTGGCCGGAATCTGCCGTAAGTACGCCTTCGATCCACGGCTGGTAGTCCGGCAGCAGTTCGCGTTTTAAATCCGCTTTAGCCTTCTGGGACTGGACACGGCTTAAACGGGCTTTATCCAGTCGCAGGCGGTGAAGCATGGTTTCGTAGGCCGTCATTTCAAGCTGCGACGGCTCACGGCTGGCGTGGCGGCGTTCAGCCATCACGCGGTTAAAATGTTGTTGAGCAGGTGTCAACATGATGCCCCCAAAGCGGCCAGCAGTTAGCTGGCCTGCGCTGATTTATGGTGCCGGTGCTGGTTCGGCGGCGGTAATGCCTTCGATCAGACAGCCGAAGCCGTAATCTTCAACAACATAGGCATCATTTGACGAACTGTAAGTAGAGACGCGGTTATATTCCGGCTCTTCCACAATGCGGCGACGGTGCGCACCTTCCTGCCAGTAAATCGACAGGTTTTCCCACGAAGTGATAAACATGCTGCCATCAGGGAAGAAAGGCGCGATGAACGAAGGCAGGTTGCCGATCGTCTTACGCGATGCGATCAACTGACCGGCCAGCGCTTCGGAGTTCGGGTTATTGGTGCTGACAGCGTTGATGATCGGGAACGAACGGCTAACCGTCAGGTTACGACCGGTGATCACCACCAGATTGGGCGAATCTTTGTACCACTCGTCCATCAGTGAGTTAACCGCGTCATAAACCAGCGAGTCGTAGTTACCGTAATCACCTTTAGCGATCACCTGGTTGGAATCGTCGCGGCTGGTCACGGTGATATCTTTCATTACACGTTGCGGCGCGTTTGCGCGGTACTGTTGCAGCCAGCCGATGCCACAATCCTGCAAAAGCGGGTTGGCGTTGCGGTCTGACTTATCCGCGTAGCTGGTTCCGTTAAAGCCGATCATGATGCGATCAAGCGCGATACGCTGGATGATCTGATTGCTCAGACGCTGCTGGAAATCGGGGAATTTAGCCCAGGCATCAAGCTGCGCATAAGAGGCGAAAGTATCCGCGTTCACCTTATTACAGGTGTACTTGTTTGAATCCAGCGCCGTGACGGAAACAGGCTGGCGGCGATCGGTGGTGGAATTGTTGGTGCTGGAGATCGGGCCGCTCACACCCAGACCGATTTTTTCACCGGACTGATCGTTAACGCCGTAGATATTAATCTTCTTCAACATTTCGGAAGACTGCTGCACCTTGTCTTCAAGCGTCTGCTCAACGCTCGGATCAATGCTGAACGCCTTTGTTACGTGGGACTTATTGATGTGATTCAGTTCAGCTTGTCGCTCAAGATACGCATCAAACAATTCACGGGTAGAATTACGCATAGTTATATTTCCTGTACTGTTCCTTCGTTACTGGCGGCGATCAGCAGTCAGCAAGCTGGGCGTTAGATTTTTCAGTTGCGCCGGTCGCTTCCGGGCGGCGGTATTTACTGGCGTCCTGGGTAGAAAGCTGCGCTTTCATCTCGTCGAACTCAGAGCGCAACTTATCCACCGCTTCGGCGGTCTGCTTGTTCTTAAGCTGCCCTGCGCTCAGTTTTTCCATCTTGTCCAGCAATTCACCCTGACTTTCCGCTACCAGTTCAACCGCCTGGCGGATATCGCCATTTTCACGATCGAAGTGCTGGCGGGTTCCGGTCAGCATTTCCTTGATACGGGAAAAGAAATTCTTCCCGGTGTCGGACGCTGGCGGCTCTTCCTGCGCAAATTCGAGGGATGATTCCAGGGTTTCAGTGAAGAAGCATTCAGGTGCGTAGTGACGCGCAGCCAGTGGGTTGGCGCTGGCGTTCTGGGTGCAAAACTTCATCATTTCGGTGCCCAGGCTCGCCGGGTTATCGGTACAGGCCAGCCCCATAAGGTAGGCTTTTCCGGTGTCGGCAAAGGACGGATGCACCTCAATGCTATGGTAGATTTTCTGGCGTTTGCCTTTCAGTTCTACCAGTTCGTCCGTGGCGTCCACCTTCACCAGAAGCGCCAGTTTGCCCTTTAGCGGGCCCTCGGCAATCTCTTCTGCTTTGGCTTCAACCACGTCACCATACGCGCGGAAATCGCTTGTCGGCGACCAGCCTAAAATGTGCTCCAGATTGACGCGGGCGCCATATACCTGGGGATCGTACTGTTCGGCCATTTCGGTGATGTGCTGACGTTCCAGTACTCGACCGTCACAGGTTGCGCCCTCTACTGCGGCGCGGAAAAAATTTGTCATTGGCATGGTGACAAAGCTCCGGGTTGGTAAGCGATTGATATTAACCAGTGCCCCAATCATTCCCTTTGCGGCCGGAAGGCGCAAAGCCTTCACTTTGTCGGACTCAGGCGACAACCAGCGGCGATATTGTTGCGCGCGCGAGCGCGATAGCCTGTTGCCATGAATACAGCCGAAGACCTCAGCACAAAAGCCAAAAGCCTCTACTGGCAGGCGTTTAGCATCACTCAGATTTCTAAGGAAATCGGGGTGAGCATTAACACGATCTACAGTTGGCGCCGCCGCTATGAATGGGATAAAGCTACCCCCATGCAGCGGGTGCAGGATCGCACGCACGTTCGTTACCTGCGCCTAGTGGAAAAGGACGACAAAACCCCGAAGGACTTTAAAGAAATTGACCTGCTGGCGCGCCAGCTTGACCGCTTTGAACGGCATGAGCGACGCGACCAGGAGAAAGAGAAGAAGGCGAAGACCCCGAAAAACCATTTCACCGAAGAACAGATAACTCAGCTTCGCGCCCTGATCTTTGATTCGCTATACGAGCATCAAAAACGCTGGTTCAAACAGTGGAACCGGCGTAACCGCTTTATCCTCAAATCGCGCCAGATTGGTGCCACCTGGTACTTTGCCCGCGAAGCGCTGTTGCGTGCGCTGGAAACCGGAAATAATCAGATATTCCTGTCAGCCAGCCGCGCCCAAGCGTTCCAGTTCAAGCGGTTCATTCAGAAGCTGGCAAGGGAAATAGGAGTAGAACTTAAGGGCGGTGATGCCATTGAGTTAAGCAACGGTGCGATCCTGTATTTTCTCGGCACCTCCGCCGCGACGGCCCAGAGCTACACCGGCGATCTGTACCTTGATGAAGCCTTCTGGATCAGTAATTTCATCAAACTGCGCTCGGTGGCCGCAGGCATGGCGACACAAAAAGGACTGCGCCGCACCTACTTTTCGACGCCTTCCAGTGAAGAACATGAAGCCTATCCCTTCTGGACTGGCGATCAGTTCAATGAAAGCCGCCGCCGATCCGATCGGGTGGATATCGACACCAGTTATAAGGCACTGAAAAACGGCAAGCTATGCGGGGATAACATCTGGCGCCAGATAGTCACGCTGGAAGACGCCATGAAGCTCGGTTTCGATCTGGTTGATATTGATGAAATCCGTAGCGAAAACTCCCTTGACGAATACGCCAACCTGTACGGATGTACCTTCGTTAAAGCAGGGGAACGCGCCTTCGACTACAACACAATTTTGGGCTGCGGCGTTGATGGCTACATGCCGGACGCGTGGCCGGACTGGAACCCGTTTGCACCTCGCCCGCTGGGTAATCGCCCTGTCTGGGTTAGCTATGACCCCAACGGCAGCAGCGGCAAAGGCGACAGCGCCGGGCTGGTTGTGCTGGCCCCGCCAGCCGTGCCGGGTGGCAAGTTCCGCGCGGTAGAACGCCACCAGTTACGCGGCATGGAGTACGAAGAGCAGGCCAAATTTATTAAAGAGATCACCACCCGCTACAACGTGCAGCACATTGCTATCGACGGCACAGGGATCGGCGATGCGGTTTATCAACTGGTGATCAAGTTCTTCCCGCAGGCGGTTAAATACAACTATTCACCGGTTCTTAAGCGGTCGATGGTGCTCAAAATGTTGATGGTCATTCGTGCCGGGCGCTTTGAGTTCGACGCCGGAATGATGGATCTCGCACAGTCGTTTATGACCGTGCGTAAAGTCACCGCAGGCGGCGTTATTACCTACCAGTCCGATCGGGCCCGTGGCAGCAATCACGGCGATCTGGCATGGGCAACTATGCAGGGCATTTACAACGAACCGATCGGCGCGGAAGTGACCGGCGATAACGGCAGTTTTGTGGAGGAGTTTTAATTGAGCGGCAAAAAAAAATTCAGGGCGCCAACTGCTGCGCCAGCCAGCACGGCCAGCAACGCAGCCACCCCGCTGGAAAGCGTGGAATCTTTCAGCTTTGGCGACCCGATCGCAGTCAACGATCGCGCGTCTCTTATGGAGTGCCTCGAATGCCATAACAATGGCCGCTGGTATGAACCACCGATCAGCCCCTACGGGCTGGCGCGCATGTTCGACGTTGCCGCCTATCACCAGTCACCGCTGATATTTAAACGCAATGTTATCGCCAGTTGCTACATACCGCACCCGCTGTTGACCCGGCAGGAGTTCACCGCCTGGGTGCAGGATTATTTAATTTTCGGTAACTGTTACATGGAATGCCGCCGCAACCGACTCGGCCAGCCGATCGAGCTGCGGCACAGCCAGGCAAAATATACGCGGCGCGGCATAGACCCGGCGCAATTCTGGTTTGTTCCGCGCTACGTTGACGATCACGCGTTCGAACCGGGCAGCGTCTGCCAGATCAAGAACCCCAGCCCGCACCAGGAGATCTACGGTGCGCCGGAATATCTGGCCGCGCTACAAAGCGCCATGCTGAACGGTGAAGCAACGGTGTTCCGCCGCAACTACTACATTAACGGCAGTCATGCGGGTGTGATCGTCTACCTCACTGACCCGGTGGCGAATAATAACGATGTGGAAAAGCTTAAGAAGTCGCTGAAAGATGCACGCGGCAACGGTGCTTTTAAAAACCTGTTTGTCTACGCGGCGGGCGGGAAAAAAGACGGCCTGCAAATTATGCCGTTCAGCCAGGTGGCGGCGAAGGATGAGTTTACCGGCATCAAAGACGCCACCCGCGACGACCTGTTAGCCGCGCACCGCGTGCCGCCCGTTCTGATGGGGGTAATGCCGAATAACTCCGGTGGCTTCGGCGACGTAGAGAAAGCGGCGAAGGTGTTTTCCATCAACGAACTGGCCCCGATACAAGAAAGCCTGAAAGAGTTAAACGACTGGCTGGGGATCGACGTGGTGCGCTTCAACCCTTACGCACTGTTGCAGGCAGCAATCTGACGCCAGCCCGGACACACCCACCACCACCGCGCAAAGTCCTACACGGCCATAACTGACCACACCGCACGTAAGCCCCTCAGCAGCCTGCTGGCAGGGGCTTTTCTTTTTCCTCAACCCACCACGGCGAACCGAAAACGACGCAGCAGCGAGGCGCAGCGGCGCGAAAATCGGCGCAGATAATACCGACCCTATCCCACCCCTCAGCGCGCGCTCATTCCCCCGCCTCGCCCGCACGCAGAAACCCCGCTTTTTTGTGCAAATGTGCAGACCAGCGGAAGGCCCGCCCCGTCTGGTCTGCTCCTGAAAAATCACCATCATAAAATTTGTGCGGTTTTGCGCGAAATTTTGCACTGATTTTCAGCACTCCCGCAAAGCCATTCACTGGCCTGCGTTAACCATGGCGGCGCGGCAGGCGTTCCATCCAATTTTTTGCTGAACGGTGCCGAATTGGCACAGCATTGCAGCGACCGCCATGAATGAGCCGAACTCGTAATAGTTTGCCGGATCATTTCCCTGGTAATGACCCCCAACATGTTCAGCCCACTGCCCAAGTGTCCAGTTGAAGCGTTCGCTATGTTGCTCGTCAGGCAGCGATACCGGCGCTGGCTCAGTTTTCCAGCCGTGATACCACATAAATGCACAGTAAGCGGCAATATCCCGGGGGTCTCCCTTAGCTATATGCTGTTGAAAGTCTGCCTGGCATTGGCTTGGCCAACCATCTTGTTTCCAGTCCGCGTCATAGCCATATTTTAATTGAGCCTTGTACAACTTCTCAGCCAGGGCAGAGCTGAAGTCGGTCACCAGTTTCAGCGTATCAGGATGAAGCTCTGCCGGAACTACCGGCGCTGGCGAGGCGGAGTATAGCGGGGCGATATTTCTTTCCAGATCGGTAATTACGCTCCATACAGGAATAGATTCAACACCCTGCTTAGCCATATCGCGGTAACTGTCTGCATAGGCCAGCACGGGATTTCGCCCTGACTCCTCCGCTTCGAGCGATGCCAGCGCGATACGCGCCAGCTCCTCCACCTCATCAAAGTTATATCCGCCGCCTGCTGCAATTTTTGCTGCGCGTTCTCTGGTAATTTTGCTCATGCTGTCACTCCTGTTTCTTCTGAAAATGAATAAGCGAAGCCCCGGCACGCTGTTATGACGCACCGTTAAAGGCTTTTTTCATTCGGTTAATAAGACTATTTGTCTGTTGCTTCGCCGCCATCACCTGCGACGGCAGCTTATCCAGCCCCGACGCGGCGCGGTTGCGCGATACCAGCCGCCCATCCTGCACTGTCATAACAAGATCGCCGCACGCCACTGACGCACCGGCCATCATCGATCTGACCATTCCGACGCTGGCATCAATCCCACGCAGCGCCAGCAGTTCACTGATCTGCTGCTCTTTCACGGATATCCCGGCCCCGTCTTCCCGTTCCGGTGGCCGTTTTTTCCGCTTACTTCGCACATCGTCACTTAGCCTCTGTGCCAGTTCTCGCTTTTCCTGCCGTGAAAGCGCATCAAAATTCACCGTCTCGCCCACTTCGTGATCGGCATGTTCAACACCGTCAGCACCTGCCGCGGGATCCCGCGTACAGTTATTGACAGAACTCCGAGGGGCGGCGCTGCCGCCTGAAAAACCAACGTCAACGGCCACACCGTCAGCGCTCTGGCGCTTCGGCACGATTTTGTATTGAGTGGTACGGGTGAAGATCAAAGAGTCATTGCCCGTAATAGGGCAGTAAATACCTGTGATTCGCTGGACGTTATCGCCGTAGGCGTTGCCGTTTTCAGTGGTTTCATAATTCAGACGGATGCGCAGCTTATCGCGCTCAACCAATGGGCCACCCTGGGCTAATACGTAGTTATCCCATTCGCCACCGTTAGCGGCCTGCCGGGCGGTTTCCAGTTCAGGGTGTAACACCAGTTCGCGATCGCCCAGGCGGCGAAGTTCGCGATATACCGTGACCGGCGCACCGCCGATCTGCTGAAACTGACGAATAGCCCAGCGCGATGCCCACGCGCTAACGCGGAGTGACATTTCTTTCAGGTCTTCCCCGGTTTCGTCGTCTTTCTCACCATCCAGCGCGAAGCCGTCGATATTCTTCGAAATGTATTTCGCTATGTAGCCGGTTGCGCTGCCGTGGGCATCGTCGATCGGCACAACCTGAAAGCGGTTTTCCTGCGCTCCCGGTTCGTTGCCGTCTTCTTTCAGGGCATATTTACGGAAGATTTCGCGCGCCTGCTCGACGCATTCCGGGCGCATAAAAAGAAGTAAATGCCAGTGTGGCGTTGCATCGTGGTGCGGTTCGACCACGCGAAAACCAAAGACGCGGATCCCTTTTCTCTTCCATGCGGCGCGGGTTCTCGCCCAGACTTTGCAAAGATATTGCTGTGTCTCACGCGGCGACGCGCCACAGTATTTGTTATTACGGCGCCCGTTATGCTGCATAGCGTGATAGCGGGAAGGCGCTGTCAGCGTGTAGAAGTCACCGGCCAGCCCTTCCAGCTTCGCCAGATCTTCAAATCCGCGCATTCTCGTCATGAGTTCGCGGCGACGGTTGGCCGGATTGGCAACACTGCCGGCGACTTTATCGATCAGCGAAATGCGCTCGCCCGTGTCCTGGTCTTCCAGTTCCATAGCCTTGAGGTATTCACGGTTAGCTTTTTTCTGGGCCAGCCATTCCGTAAGGCACGGGGCGCTACTGTATGGGGAGGATTTTTTCTGGACGTATCCCGCTGCGATCATCAAATGCTCACGCCACCGGGCATGGATACGGCGCAGGCGGTTTAACCACCACTGCGGTGACTCAAGACGGAGAACTGCGCGTAACGCGTCCTCCGCTTCAAGTTCTTCATTGCAATAAGCTGTCCAACCGGGGATCGGCGTTTTCAGATGCACTGCCAGCGATGCAATACGGCCATAGCCAGAAAGCGCCGCGAACTCAGGATCGCCGGTGCGCACCAACTGGTGATCGGACTCGCGTATAAACTCGCTCGTAAAGATATCGGCAAGCGTATAAGCCAGTCTTTTTAACTCTTTTTTCCCTGCCCAGAGCATACGGAAAAGCTGATCGCGAATTGGCAGCAGAATGCCGGGCATCACAGTATCAGGCTGGTAAACACTGTTCACGCTATCAATACGCGTTAATACGTGGCGCTCAAAGGTGTTAAGCAGCCAGTGATCTGCCGCTTTGCGGTCTTTCACATCCAGCGCATCAAGCTTCGCTGCAAAGTGGCGGCGGACATATTGCGGAAGAGAAGCCAGACGGCGACGCAGCAGCTTACTGCGTTCCGGCTTTTCGTCCTCCGCTACCAGTTCACTGAACGCAATATGCTTACGCGTGCCGTCCGGCGTGAGATAGTCGAAACCATCCAGCCCCGGCGCTACATCAACGCCAATCGGCTGGTATGGTTTGTTCCCGCCATAAGCGTAAGGGATAGCATTGTCAGTGCTACCCGGATACGGTGGAGGTGGAGAAGGGGCGCGACGGCCACGGGTTGCCGTGGTCATATTTGAACTACATCCCCTACTTTAACGGCTTTGGCTTCCTCTTCTGATTTCTTCAGAATTGTGGTTATTGACTCCCTTCCATAAGCTGTTACTTTCGCCTCAACCAACCAATACGGCACAATCTCGCCACGACTCACGCTTATGATTTCAACGATCCAGGCGTCTACAAGATTCATTAAAACTCCTCCAGATCGTCAAACGTGCCTGCCGCAACCATCGCGTTGTAAGTCGCATCACCCATCACGGCGCCACAATCAGGGCAACCGCCGCCGTAACGCCCGCAGCAGTCGCAGACAGGCAGCACGCCGATCACTTCTTTGGCCTTCTGGTGGTTGTCTTTGTCAGTGCTGACGGAACGTTGCACGCTGATTTCGTGCATCTTGAAAGGCTGATAAATCGCGCGGGTGGCTTCGGTGTCGCTGTTGGAAATGACAACCTTCACGCCATGCTTACGGTTAACTTCCAGCAGTGCCTGGACTAACTGGCGGTGGTTGTCTTCCGTGAATGGTTCGGTGTGGTATTGGGTAAAATCGGCTGTTTTGCTTTCAGGCAGGTAAGGCGGATCGCAGTAAACGAGAACATCGCCACCCGTGACGACCTGTAGAGAACGCTGGAACGGCGCGCAAAGAAATATTGCCTTTGTATCGTTGGCCTTTTCGGCAAACAGGCGGATTTCATTTTCAGGAAAGTAGACGCTCTTATACTTGCCAAACGGCACGTTAAAGCCGGTCTTACGGCTGTAACGGCATAAGCCGTTATAACCGTGGCGGTTCAGATACAGGAATTGAGCAGCACGCATGATGCGCGCCATTTCGACGCCATAACGCAACCCACCGCTTTTTACCGTACATACCTGCTTATTGAACGCGGCTCGGACTTCGTTGTACCCCTGCGGGCTATTCTTGCTGTTGAACAGTTCGCGGGCCGCATCGATCACTAAGTCCGGGTAACGGGTGACTTCCCGATACAGGTTAATAAGATCCGGGTTGATATCAGCCAGCACATAGCGGCGGTATTCAGTCGCCAGAAATACCGATGCGCCGCCTACGAACGGTTCGATCAGGCAGTCGGCTTTAGGAAGATGCGGCAGCAGGTCAGGGAGGACACGGGTTTTACCCCCTGCCCATTTGATGAACGGGCGGATCATTTTACAGGACTCCGTAATGGGAAGCTGGAATAGAAGGGCGCTGCAATTCTTCAATGCAGTGCTGGCGCAGGGTGCTGATAAAATTTGTGGTTACTGATCCAGTGGCAGAAAGGGTTAACTCACCATCACGGCGGGTTTTAATGGTTAAGCCTTCATTTTCGATAGCAGGTAAAAGAACATGCAAAATGAAGCTATATTGATCACGTCTGGTCATAATCTCTTCCTCAAAAAAAGAATGAGTTGAACCGCCGCCACTTGATAAAGAGGCGGAGAAAACAGAGTTGATTTTTTAAAACCGAATTACTTAATTAGCTTTTTAAATAATTCAGCCAGTGTAAGCAGGAAGCCTTTATTTATTCTTTGGGTATAAATAAATGGTTTATTTTTACCTTTGATAAACTGAACCTTCGCCGGTTCGGGCTTAAAAAATCTTCCGTCTGGTGTTTCCAGCCAGCCGCGTGAGTTTTTGAAGTGTGTAACCTGGCACCCGTGCTTAAGCAGGCTTGCCAGTGATGGGCCTTCATCGTGCATTACTGCCCCCTTGCTTATACATCTGATCAACCGTGCGCATGGCTTCCGCTAAAGCAAAGTCACGCCCATAATAATCGCCATTGCTGGAAATACGATAAGAGTGCTTAAACGTAAAAGGATTACGCGGGCATTTCTGAATAGTGAAGCCACGATATAAATATGAATGACGACTTAACTGTATTAATTGCACAGCCACAAAAGCCCCCTCACATTCCCAATTTAAGCAATTCACCATCAACATGGCGGGCCACGTCTTTGGTTATTTTCTTAATCAGCTTTTTATCCCTGATCATAAACTCGCCGCTATTGGTGCGAATCATGAAGCCCGTTTGCATATCTTTTAAATGGGTGTCCAGAATGTCGTTGCATTCACGCACCCGGTTTTCGTGGTTGGCTGTTTTCTGGCTCATCGCGATAACCTCAAAGACCGATCCACAGCAACCAAGCGTCGCGCTGCTCTCTCGGACGGTTGTAGTAGGCGTCACGCATTGCGCGGTTGAACTCAGGAATATAGATCCAGTTCTCAGCACGGGCGCCCAGGCTGTCCGGGTTCTTCCACGGGATGATCGGCAACTTACCGTCTTCAATCATGCTCTTAACCGTGGCGGGCTTCTTACCGATTAACTCGGCGAATTTTGGGTATGGAACTGCGTCAACGGCGTGACGCACTTCAATGAACCCCTCTAAATCTTTCTCAGTCATGTGTCATAATCCCCATTGGCGCTAGGCGCTTATTTCGTCTTGTAACTGCTTATATTGGCGGTTGCCATTTCATCTTAATGGTATCAATTGAGACCCAACAAGGAGAAGGATATGGTATCAAATGAGACCCAGTCAAGCGGGATTGGGGAAAAAATTCGAGCTATAAGGGATGCAGAAGGGCTATCCAGAACTCAATTCTTTGAATTGACAGGTATTCCGGCAGGCACTCAAAAGCATTACGAGATGGGGAGAAGAGAAGGCGTTGGTAGTGAAATCTTGTTAAAGATCACACAACATCCCCGCTTTGCAAAATACACGCTCTGGCTCATGACAGATAAGACCGCCCCTCAAGCTGGTCAAATCGCACCGGCCCTCGCACACATTGGGCCAGAGTCAACTGGATCAGACCGCTCCGAGAAACAAACTGGTTAACCGTTTATAAACATTACATTTTCACTATCTGTTATCAGGATGGAGAAATAAACGCCAGAGGGCTTTCTTATGTCGATTAAGAAGCTCGAAGGTGGTCAATATGAAGTGGACGTATGGCCGCGCGGACGTAACGGAAAACGTATCCGCAGGCGATTTGAGAAGAAACAAGAGGCAGTTCTTTTTGAGCGTTATGTACTAGCCAACGCCGACAAAAAAGAATGGCTGGGCGCGAGCGTTGACCGCCGCACCTTAAGCGAGTTGTTAGATACCTGGTGGCTGCTGTATGGACAGACTCAGGAAAATGGCGAGATTGAAAAACGGCACCTGAATAAAACGATCAGGGCGTTGGGTGATCCAGCCGTTAACCGACTGAACAAGCGAATGATTGCACAGCACCGAAGCCAAAGGCTGGAAGACGGTATCAGTGCAGCAACGATCAATCGGGATATTTACCGTTTGTCCGGGATGTTCAGCACGTTGATAAAGCTGGAAGAGTTCAGGAAGGATAACCCCTGTAAGGGTCTGGAACCACTGAAAGAAGCGCCCCCAGCTATGACCTATCTCGCCAAATCAGAGATCAGCAAATTACTGGACACTCTGACCGGCGACGATCGACGCGTAGCACTGCTATGCCTCAGCACTGGCGCACGCTGGGGTGAAGGCAGCACGCTGCGCGGTGAGCAGGTTAATCACGGGCGCGTGACGTTCCTTAAGACCAAAAATGGGAAAAAGCGCACGGTTCCCATATCGGAAGAACTGGAGAAAGAGATCAAGACCAGCGACACCGGGCCACTGTTCAAAGTTGACTATGAAAACTTCTGCGAACGGCTCAGACAGGTTAAGCCCGATTTACCACGCGGGCAGGCCACGCATGTGCTTCGGCATACATTTGCAAGCTGGTTCATGATGAACGGGGGGAACATTATTGCGTTACAGCAAATTCTGGGGCACGCCAGCATACAACAGACGATGGTTTATGCTCACCTTGCACCTGATTACCTGCAACACGCAGTAACGTTAAACCCTCTCGGCGGCGGGTTGGCGGTGTGA